AGTAATCTGGGCTTGAACTTTTTGTTTTTTACTCAAACCTTCGACTTTTATCTTCGACTTTTCTAATGAATTATCATATCTAGAAAATTGTGATAAATTAGCCGAAAGCTCACGCGAAACCATTTTCATTTGCCTATTTAAACCTGTCACACCTCTATTGAATCCAGAACCATCTAAATCAACCTTTATGACCATATTACCTATAGGATTAGGCATTTAAAAACCTCCTTTCTTCCAAGATGTAAATAAAAAATCAACCTTTAAAGGCTGATTAAAAAATATCTTTAAAACTTTTCGCAGTTCGCTTTGTTTCAATCTTCGATTCGACAATGTCTAAAAAGAAGTGTATCGGCATGTTAGCCACTTTTTCTGCATCCATGCCGTTTTCTATCAAATCTTTAGCTATTTTCCTGTAATTGTTGTAGACAGCTTCAGGTGTTAAATCTTCTTTTCTTATTTCTGATTCTCTGTCACGAACTTTTTTGTATCGCTAGGTTCCCCACCTGTAATGCGTCCAATTAACTGTCCAATCTTTTCAATACCTTCTTGACCATTTGGTAATCCTTTTTGAAGTTCTATACTAGTAAATTGATTATCAAAAGCTTCAACGATGAAATCCAAAACTTCTTCCAATACTTCCATTTGTACAGCCATGTTGTTTTCGTATTCTTCTTGCTTGTTTTTGTATTCTTCCTGTTCTGTCACACTTAAGTTATTAAATTCTTCTTCTGTTAGATCTTTAAAATCAGCCCCCTTAAAGGCTTTGTTAAGTTTCAAACCTAATTTTGAACCTTGAATTGTTTCAAACAAAGTAATAATCGGCTTTGCTAAATACTTTTGATATTGCGGCTTTCCTGTTTTTGTAAATCCTGTAATTAATTCAATTGATGTACGTTCCATTATTAAATTCCTACTTTCTTTTTAATTTGGCCAAAATAAAAAGAGGGCGTTAAGCCCTCAAAACTTACATTTCTAAATTAGATTGTACTGTAATTTGCACAGTATCAGTTTGCTTTCCTGCAGTCGCTGTAACGGTCGCATTACCTTCCGCCAAACCTTTAACGAGACCAGTTGATGTTACGCTAGCATACGTTTGCCCCTCAGTCACTGCATAAGTTACTTTCTGTCCAGATGGTTCGGTTGTGGCTGATAGTTGTTTAGTAGCATCAACTTTAACTGTAACTTGTTCATCAGTGACGTTTACAGAAGTGACTTCAACTTTTTCTGTTTTTTTCATTTCTTTTTCTACAGGTTCCATATTTTGTTCTCCTCGACTAGACATGAATTCATCATAAGTTTTACCAAATGTTTCCATGAATACATAATCGCGCCCTGTAGTGCTTCCTTTTTTATCATAGCCTGTAACATGCGAGCTTTCATCAAACAAACGATCAATAAAGTTACCTTCTACATCATCATTTTGGAATTCAACCTTATCTTGTTTCGTTTGCCCTTTGATGCTTGAACGAGTGAATTTACCTTTGAACAAGCCAACCCATTCTGAAGACTCATCATGATTACGTCTTTCAAATACAATCGCTACATCTGGCGGAATATCCTTAGCTCCATATTTATAACCACCTACACCTTTTTTAGCGCCATTCAAGAACGCCTTATCGTCAGCAGGAACAGTAACAAATGTTGTCTTAACACTCAGTTTACCATTAGATACAGCAGTTGCTGCGACCATATCATCTCCATAATCTTCCTCGGTATCTTGTGGACGGTCTACTTCAATTTCTTTTAAGAAACGAATACGTGTGCCAGCTCCAGTTTCCCATTCATTTTCTGTATCTTTTAAAATAGGTGCATAATAAAAGTTTGATACCCCAATTGCGATACCCGAAACTCCTGTATCTGCAAAATGTTGTAAGTTTAATTTTAAAAATCTTGGTGCTTGTTTCAATTTTTCAATCATTTAATTTTCCTCCAATTTCATTGATAAAATCGAGCCTTTTGCTCTTATAATATGTCTGAATGACATGACGTCACTCTCGTATAACGGTTCTCTGTAATAACATTGAAAATTTATCACTTTGAGTAACTCAACAATTTTTTCTGCTTGCTCGTTCGGTTCATCTTGAGACCACCAAACATCAATTTGGTAATGGTATTCTCTTGAAATCTCGTTATCATCAGCGTATGTGTCAGGATTGAACGGTAAGGGATATATACGAATAATAGGCTTGTCAGTTTTTTCGTGAAAATGGTCATCTATAGTGTAGTTAAACACATTCACTTCATCTGTAATGTTATTTGCAATAATAGCGTTTCTAATTATTTTGGTAACATTAATCATTTTTGCAACCTCTTAGCAGTATCAAGCATTGTTTTTAAAACTTTGTTTTTCCCTTGCTTTTCTGTTTTTGTTATAAACAATTGTGGTTTTTGGTACATTGTTCCAAATTCTGTTGCATGAATACGGTGTGAGACGCCTTTAGCGTAACCAATTGTAACGATTTTCTCACTTGTGTGTCTGTCTGTTTTCACATTAGAAACAGCTATGTGATCGCGAGCATGCTTTTTAGTATTCGCAAAAGGTGTATTACTTTTTAAAAGCGGGACTAATGACATAGCCCCAGCTTTGACAATTACATTACTATTTAAATTCATTTTTAAAACTGCATTTTTCAAACCTTGTTCAATGTTATTACTTTCAATTCTTGCCCCCATTAAATGACCACCTCGCCATAGATACGCAAATAAGATTTATCTTGATAATCTGGCTTTACATATTTGATGTTAAACCTTTGCCCTTCATGCAAGACGTAATGCTTATTTGTTGGTTTATAATCACCTCGTGTATCTCTGATAATAATAGTTTTAATGAATTTGCTACCTGTATTGAGATTCGTTTGAGTGTCGGATTCTTTAGATTCTTGAATGCAAGCGAAACAAGAGTATAATATTTTCGTCTTCGGTTTCATCGGATTTCCGTTCACTCTCTCGCTTACATCTTCACAAAAATCTATGCGTTCATTTAATTTATTGGAATTAAATTTCATCATTTTCACTCTCCAAAAATTGCTCAAATGAACCTCTCAACTTATGCACAGTACTCAAAACCATATGAGGCGCAAGCGATAAATCCCTATCCAAATAAGCAATACGGTTTTCAAAATAGTAACTTGCTAAAGGGTATATAGCACGAGCAAATAGAGGATGACTTTTAAACCAATCAATATATTTACTTGGTTCATCCGTAACAGCGCTAGCTATTTCATGGAATGCCCAAGAGTAATATATTCCTAATAAGTCGTCCTCTGAATTGTGATCTATTTTGCAATGCTTTTTTAATAACTTAAGTTCCTCAGCTGTTAATTGCATTCAATCACCTATTCTTCTTTCACTCTTTCAAGTATTACTCCATGCTCTTTCAGCTTTTTGTTAACATATTCAGCACGTTTTACTGTCATTTCAACACGTTTACCTGACTTTAAATACTGGCCTTTTTCCAAGTCAGTATAAGATTTCTTCACTTCATACATTGCCATAGTTTATCACCTCTTTATAAAGTATCGAGCGCTTATTATGCTTCTAAGCCAAGATCGCCTTCACCGCGTTCACTATCATCATATTCAATCACAATTGCTGATTTATAATCTAGAATTCTACAGTCTTGACGTACAGCAATCATTAAACATTCTCCGAAATGCATGTAGTCAGTCCATGATGCTTGGTATTGAGAGCGGTCAAATAAAACAATCGCATCTTTTAAGTTACCGATAATCAAAGTGTTATTACCTTTTTGCCCTAGTACTTCATCAGGTAAAATTTCGATTTTAGCTCCTAATAAACGCTGTTGCGTTTTTTCTTTAACATCTGGCTGGATTAAATAGTTTCCTAGCTTATCTTTCATTTTGTCTAATTTTGCAAACATAGTTTGCGAAACAATCGCAACATTATGTTCGTAATTCGGCTTAACATTCAGGTTAATAGCATCTTTAATATCATCTAAAGATTTTGCTTTTTTAACTTCTAATTTCTTGCCTTCTTTTTCAAAACCTGAACTTGTAGAACCCGTTGATCCTTTAGTGATAACATCAATAATTGCTTTGTTTCGTGTTGCTGCAATAGTTCGCGCCATCCATAGTTTCAATTCTTGCAAAACATTCACTTTTGCATCTTCGATTGCTTCACGTGAAATTCGGAAGTAACCACGGTGTGTATTAATGTCATATGCTAATTGGAAGAATGGTTTAACTGCTAATTCAGGGTTTTCTTCTAATTCTTCAACTTTTTCAAGGGCTGCAACTTCTGATTGTCGTACTACCGGATATTTACCAGAACCATTTGTAACACGTTTGACCGTCACATACTTATCAAGATTAAACTCAACCTCTTTTAATTTTAAAATATCTGTAACAATTTCCTCTGGAATAACTACAAATCCTGAGTCTGTTTTTAACGAACCACCTTGAATATCATTGCGTGTTTCAAGGTATTCAGTAAAATCTCTAACTTCTTGTGATGTTACCTTTGTGTTTTGAATCGAAATACCTAAATCATTAATGTTTGCTTGGTTTCGATAAGTACGTGCTTCGTTTAATTCAACTGTTTGTGGATTGTTTTCTGAAGTTCCATCTTTTTCTTTTAGCTTATCTAATTCTTCTTGTTTTTCTTGGATTTGAGAACGTAAATCAGTAATTTCTTGTTCTAATTTTTCTGCTTTTTCTAACTCATCGTTATTAAGTGCTCGCGTTGCATACTTCACCTTTAAATCAATTTGTCTTTTAATGTCTGAAATCTCAGATTGTAACTTTTCTTTTGTTTTCATTTAATTTCCTCCTAAAATTGGCATAAAAAAATAGACATCGCTATATTCAGCATGTCCAATGGCTGTATTTGATAATGGTGTTCAACTTCACCAAATATTATTTAATATAGAGTGTTTCTTTAGTCTTATTTCTAATTCTTTTTTACGTTGTTCTTTTTTAACGGTTTCAATACTACGTAATGCTGGTTTAACATCAGTGTCTTTATAAGCCGGATAAGTCACTACAGAAACATCTGTAAGTTCACGAATTGCTGTTAAAGTACGTTTGTAAATGTTTTCTTGTTCATCAAAACGCACTTCATCGCCTTTATCGTCAAGCATAAAACCAAACGAACATTGATTGATGTTGCCTACACGCATGTTCTCATATAAATCACGTGCAAATGTTGTGTTTGGTAACTTACAACGATATTTAAGTCCAACATCATCAGTTTCGAGCTCCAAAGTACCCGATTTTGTCCTACCAATTATTTGCGATGGGATATGATCTACTAAACAACGCACATCAGATAAATCAGTGTTTTCTAAAGCGCGACGTGAAATCGTTTCTTTGAATCCACCAAGATTTTCAGACCAAGTATCAAACTTTAACGCATACCCCTCTATGACCATTTCGTTGTCATCATTTGAGCGTACCTCAATAATGTTGCCAACTCTCGTTTCCTTACTCATTTTCCTCACCACCTTTCAATTTTTTATCAGTAGCTCTCGATTTATTCATCTGATACTCATCTACAAGTTCAATATTCACATGGTTTAAATCGACTCTGTGAATACTACCATTACCGCCTGGTATTGGCGCTAATCCATCACGTTGTCTAATTTCATCAATATTCATCTTTCCAGAATCAATGTTAATTTTGTCAATTTCAGCTTGTGTTTTCTCATCAACAACTCGTATTTCAGTGGTATCAAATTTAAATTCACGATTCACATGTTCATCATTAAACTTAAAATTCAATTCTGCACAAACGCATGTAATATAAGGTTTTAAAGTTGATAAGTAATCTAAATTAGCATCCGTGATACTCATGTTCGCTGTTTCTATGCCGAACTTATGCAATGGAATACCAAATACACCTGCTATTTCTCTTGTTGATGATTTGTTTTCTCTGATAAGCTTTAAAACTTCTGTATCAACTTCTAATTGATCAAACGTCATTGATTCATCGAGTACGACAACTTTCCCCGCTTGTTTAGTTCCACTAAAACTTTTGTGAAATTCTTCTCTGGCACGGTCTCTTGCTTTTTTATTATCTAATACACCTTTCATTTTCAAAATACCACCAGCATGTGTGCCATTTCGCAAGAAATTGTTAAGGAAATCTTTTCCATTGTTATCTGATTCTATCGTGCGACTTAATGTGTCTAACAGTGACAAACCATTTATACCATCCAACGAATAAAATTTGATATCTAACATATCCTCAAACTTAACATGACGCTCTATATTATTTCCGTTACTGTCTATCCTTTGATGAAAATAATACAGTCGACCTCTTGCGTCTGATTTCAATTCTATTTCGGATGTCTTTCTGAACGTTAAATTCATAGGTTCTCCTGTTTTATCACGTGTAATTTCAATATAGCCGTGCGATGTTAGTAAGGCACTAACAAACACTACTAATTTGAATATATAGCCGTTATACATTGGGTTAGGACGTGTATTTAACAAATTAACAATCCTGTCACTATAATTAATTTGACCGTTCACTGTCACCCTAATTGGCATGCGCGCCAAATCAGAAGCAATCATCATAACTGCAGTAAAGATGTCGCTATGCCTAATTGCTTCTATATCTTTATATTGTCGTAATTTTGTTCCTTGAAAACCTGGCAAAGTTTGAACCATCATTTGCAAATCATCTTCGTTGTATTGCAAGTCTCGTTTTTCATTTTTATAAAAAATTCCCACAATTACTAACTCCTTTCTTGATTGCTTTCATGATTTAAAATCAACGAAATAACAATCAGTGTTATACCAGTGCATAAAAGCCCTATATTTTGACCGAATGCTTTATACACAGAAACGTTAACCACAAACAAACCTAATAAAAAAAGGATGCTAACCAAATTAGCAACCAAGAAATTAAAAAAGACATTTATTTTATTCAAGTCCATTTTGTCACCACCTTTAAAATCCGAATTCTTCGCTTTCATATTTCTCCGTCCAATTTTCTTGGAATTCGTGCATTCTAGCCTCAGTGAAAGCTGTGATAATCGAAATAATCGGATCTATTTTTTGACGATTCATTTTTTTATTTATTTTCACATTGTCTTCTCCGTCACGAATCAAAACGGCATTATTAACTGACGTTGTAAGTAACATATTATCGTTATGCTGTATTCTTTCATCTGCAACCCACATTCTAAATTCTTTAATAGATTGTGATAACGCCTTAAAACTTTGTCCCACTTCAATAAGTGGCCAATCTAAAGCCATTGATTCGATTGTTGTTATAAAACTTTGCGCATTCCAAGGGTCATAGCAAACAGCCTGTACATTCAGGTCATGCGTCGTTATAAATTTCACTATAAAATCGATAACTTGTTTATAATCAATCATGCCGCTATCTGATTGTGTAGTCTCAGCTTCGCCACGTTCAATCGCTAATTCATAATTTATTTTGTCTCTCTTAGATTTTTGTTCTAAGTTTGTTCTTAATCCAATGAAAGAATGACTATGTAAAAACACTTTTTTATCGTCGTTAGGGAAAATAAACCCTACAGATGTTAAGTCATCCAATCTCGATAAGTCGACACCTATATACACATCTTTACCATTGATATTAGGCATAGGCGTTATTACTTGTTCCCAATCTGAAATATCTAGCAAGCTATCTTCTCTTTGCGCTTGCCATAAATTGAAGTTTTTAATCAAAATCTTATGATATGATGTCCCTTTTTCTAATTCGTCTTGTATATCAGCTTTTACATTTTGAAGTATAGTTTTTCTATGTTCTTTTGATTCTAAAAGCGGCATTGCTTTAATCCACTTTGTTTCATCTTGAACTTCTTCTTGTGAATCCATTTCAGCACAATATACAAAGTAATTATCAGCTCTTACTTCTTCATTTAAAATACGTTTAATATACTTATACTCTTGGTACATTTGACTATTTAAATTGTCTCCGGCCGTTGAAACAAGTAGGGTTAAAGGATTTTTTTGTAATGTCATACCTGTTTTAAACCTTGAGTACATCTCATCATCAGGCATACTTGCCAATTCGTCCAAAATAGCAACTGTAGGATCTTTACCATCAACCGCATCTGGGTTATTGGAAAGAGGTGCAAACACTGAACTACTTAATACATCTTCAATGTCTGTCTTTCTTACGTCTGTTTTTTCACGGATAAACTTGCTTTTACTTCGCATTAGGTTTACTTGTTGGCTTGCCATCTTGAATATTGTTTGCGCTTGCTTATAAGTAGATGAAGCTACATAAATTTGTCTATTAAATTTAGGGTATTGTCCAAACAACAGTTCATTAACGGACATTCCCGATACGATTAGAGACTTACCTTGTTTTCTAGCCATACTTATATAAGCTTTAGTAAACATTCTGTATTGACCTCTACGCCAGCCGTATAAGCTCCCAACAATGAATTTTTGAAACTCCATAAGAGGCATGGGCTGGTTTGTTTTAGGGTCTGGAAGCATTTCCACAAATTTAATTGCTTTGTTAGACAAATGATTATCCCAATGGCAACCATTCGGCGGGTTCTCCATAAAAGATAGGTGACGTTTACATACTTGAATATTCTTCAAACTTGCCAAAATTTCTCCTGAAACTACCTTTTTTGCGTATTGAGTAACATAATCAGTCATTACTAACCACTCACAAATTCCATATATGGATCATCATCTTCTTTTTCATCAGGAACCATAATACGCAATCGGCTATCAATAGTTAATCCTAAAGTATTAGCTGTTTGTTGCAATCGAATACCCGCTTTTTCCTTTATGTTGAACGCCGGATTAACCTTTTGATTTCCTTTGTCGTCTTCTAAAATCAAGTCTTCGCGCTCTAAAATCAAACTTGCTTTAACAAAGTCACTATAAAAACTACAATATTGTGCTAATTGTGCTTTATCTAAGTTGGAAATTGGCAATTCTTGCATGTGCGGTAATATTCTTAAGTATTCTTGTTTCGCTATTTCATCTAAAAAGTGCGGTGGTTCAGTATCGATTTTAGAAAATTTATTTAATTGAGCTTCTTGACGCTCTTTTTCAATAATTTCTTCTTTTGTATAATTCTTGTTCGAATTTGACAAAAGCTTCTTAGGTCTACCCGCCATAAATTAGCACCTCCTACTAAAAAACTTAAATAAAGGGAATTTTTTGAGAAGAAAACTCTGCTCCGTTCTCCAGAACCTTTCATTGACGCCCGTTTCATCTTTGGGGGACTTCCTATTTTTATCTTTTTTAATATTTCTTCAAATCTTCTTTTGTCTTTTGGTTATGGCAAGCATCACACAAAGGCTGTAAATTACTTTTGTCTAATCTTCTTGCCCAATCAATTTTTGTTGGTACAATATGGTCAACCATAGTCGCTTGATTGCCACAAGAAACACAAATAAAATCATGTTCTAACAATACAATTCGACGCATGTTTTGCCACGTTTTCGATTTATAAAATCTTAAATACTCTGGATCGTTTCGACGTCTCAAATCATTGTAATTTTCATTTGCATATTGCTTGTGTTTATCACAATAACTTTCATTATGATTAATCAATACATTACATGTTGGATGACCACATCGCTTCATAATAGACAATGCACATCACTCCTTGTCGACTTTCTTAACATCTTGCACAGTTACTTGTCTATCATCTTTATCATTGCTAATTAACAATAAGTTTCCTATCGATCCATCAACAAGATATTTACTACCTTGAAACAATACTTTGTCCCCTTGTTTTATACCATTGTCTAAATTGATAGTCTGATTAGGTTTATTCATCAAGATAGTGTTAACACTATGACCAGCTATCTCATCCAAGTTAATACCTAACACGTTAGTAAGATTAGCTATATTCCACAATGCTTCGCTAAGTTCATTTATCATAATTCCTTTATCTATCGGTACATTACAAAACATATGCTGTTTAATTAGATCTGTAACATTGCCTGTAGATTGAGTTAAACCTAAGCCGTAACAAGTAATAGATTCATTTAAATTCAATTCATCATTGTGTGTACGTGTAGCTATCTCTTGGTACTTTGATATCTCCATTCTCCACCTCTTGTTTATAAAAATAAAAACCCTCACTTAATGTGAGAGTTCAAAATAAATATAAATGTTTTGCTACATAGCAATTATAATAAAAAACAATATGTAGCATCAAAATTAGTCCGATGTGTACGATTTGTACGATGTGTCCGAACTGTCCGATGTGTACGATGTGTCGGTTTCTTGTTGCAAGTTATAAAGTATATTTACTATATCTTTTACTCTAGAATAAAAATTGTCTCTGCCTATATCAAGAATACTCATAATCCTATTATGGCTTTCTCGTTGTTTTAACATTTGTAAAATATGATAATCTTTTTCATTCGTGATGTATTCTTCGTATTCATCAATGAACGCTATCTTATTAATCAAGTAATCGTACTTTCTAAGCGCTTTGTTTTTGTTTATAACTTTCACTAACACTTTATTGCTAGTCGTGCCTTTAGCTTTTGGCATCGCAGATTGATAACCGTATTGTGCAATTGATGTACTTTCGTTATCGTAGACTTTACTGTCTATTATATTTTTCATCCACTTGTAGTTATCTATCATTTCACGTATTTCTTTCCTGTTATACATGCAATACCTCCGATAATATAAATTACTTTTTAATATCGTTATTCATTCGCTTCAATTCAATCCTGTATTCTTCTAACCCGTTGTATCCTTTAGTTTTAACTACTTCATCAAGTAGATAATCATTCATATATCTGAGTGCTTGTATCTCTCTTGCACGATCACTATTAATACTGATACAAACTAATAGCAATATAGCAAATACAATAGTCATAGTAATCCACATCATTTAAATCTCCTCTTGTTTAAATTAATAATAATTCTTTCTTTTATCGAAGTTCTGTTTATTTTAAACTTTTGACTAAACTGTTCTTCAAATTTATCAAGATAAAGATTATAATCGTTTATTTTTCGTCGGTACTCTGAAGTGATAAAACTATCAATATGATTATAAGCTCTATTTTCATTCATTTTATTAATTATATTTTTTAAATAAGATATATCTTTTTGATATTCATTTATAATAGCAATTGTTTCCATAACAAAAGAAGGATTAAAAAAAATCTGATTTGTACTAAATTCATTGTTGAAACTCATCTTAAAATCTTCCATTGCCTTAACTCTATTTGATAAATTAATCATTTGTCTAAATCCAATAACATTTTCATACGCTTTTTTACTTTGCTTATCTAAATTATTAAAGACTTCAATATCAAAAAAATCTAAAAATTCATGCTGTTCTGTTGGAATAATATAAGCTCCAATCATCTTTTTAGCCTTTTTAAAACAATCTAAATATATCGGATATATTTGTTCTAAATTGATTTTTTTACGTTGTAAGTTAGAATCTGTAAAATACCTAAAAATCTCTTTAACTGAATAAAGCACAACACCTCCTGCTAAAGTATATATGCTTCCTATTATTTGCTCGTTCATTTTTATCTACCTCTTTATAATATTTTCTGAAAAGGAATCTATAATTTTATACATACCAAAAATTCCTAATGCATTTATTATCACTCCATCATCAATAATATATATGGATATTAAGAAAGCAAACAGCAAAACGATCAAATCATAAATAAATATTCTCATTATTCACTCACCTCCGCTCGAAAGACGTAATCACTCGGCGCCTCTACATCATCATTAGCCGTCATCATAATATATACTTGCTCCGTTACATACTTACCTAGCTCATACATCGCTAGTAAGAATAATAGTCTTAATATTTGCTTAATCATTGTTTATCTACCTTCTTTACTTCGTATAAGACCGGATATAAATTTAAAAAGTGTATTCTATATCCAATCGTCTTAACTTTTACTTTATCACCTACTTTTAACCTAGCTTGTATGTCTGCGCTATCAAACTTTCCTTTGAAGAATAAGTCTGAGTTTTCGATTACTTGTTTATCATCTAATACAATATAGAATTTGTCCTCTTTATCTTGTCTTTTGTTATATTTATCTGTAATTGTCCCTTGATGTACTTCTTTGTTT